CGGTTTGGGTAAAACTGCCCGCAAACGTAATGGAATCTGAGAAAAATAGATTACAGGCTGACGTATAACCACCCTCAACACCAAAGGATATTGAAGGGTTCATGGTTAGATCAACAGTAAGGGTCTGTGCTAAATCAGCAGCAAACGTACCAGCCCCCTGGATAACAACCCCATGCTGTATATCAGAGCCTACAGTTGTCCCGAATGCTACAGACAGGGGCATAGTAGTTACACCAATATTCGCATATGATGCGTCCAGCCCGAAAGAGGCGGAAACCCCTTTAGTATGACTAGCCCCTAAAGTGAACCCATCGCCTACGGCGTAAGTTGCACTACCTGTTTCAGCAGGGGTATTCCAGTCTATCCCTATATTACTCCATAGGATTGGGGAGGTAGCCTCAGCCCAAGTAATGGGCGCAGTCATTATACATACCCGCTAGTATTCATTACCCTGAGTGCAGAGCCAGAGTGTCTGTCCTTATTGTCCTGTTCCTGTAGATCAGACACGCCCTGTTGGAGAGCTTGTGCCCAGAGAGGAACCCTCTCATCATTCATTATAAAAGGCTCTGCCTCCAGCATACTACCATAAAGGTATATATCTGGGGCATTCGTTATTAACCAATTAACTGAATCGGGGTATCCTGATGTTGTTGCAGTGCCAAGGTTGTCAAACTTCTTATAGAAAAGCATCTCTACTTCCATCACAGTAGCAGGGATTGGCCCAAAGGATACCTCATTAGCTAAAATGGTATAAAACTTAGGGGTTCCAGAGGTGCTTCCTCCCCAGACTCTATCATATATCTCTGGTGTTACATAAGATAAAGTTGTCAGGGGCGACGTATTAACCTGGAAGTTACGCATCTGAATATAACTAGCTGGCAATGCTAGATTTCTCTGGCCTGCCACAGTATCCGCAGTATACTTAACTTCCATAGATCGTAAGCGCAAGACTCGATTGAATCTTGCTTCTGCCAAAGCAATAAACTCTGGTATCCTGTCATCTAAATCTGATCTGTCCAACCAGTTAGCTACAGCCGTTTTTAATTCGGTGTAGTTACTAATAGCCATTAGACGTTACGAGCTGAGAAGAATACGTTTTGGTTTAAGACCGGATAATTTCTTTGTGTGCGTCCTGCAACGCCAAATGCGTATAACCACATAATTAAACCCTCGTTGGTGTAGTTCTAAAATATTTGTTATCAGGATCGTTAAGATACTTCTTCATAAGAGTATGATCTTTCTCTATTGCCCCGTTAGTCTCCTGCATCCATTTTTTCCATATATTCAATGGTATGGAGGCAACCCTTACACCTTCCCCGGCCTTACCGGGAGTAAGCAGGTCACCATAAGCATTGTAGGCCTTCTTGTTTTCCTCAAGTATAGGCTCACAATCCTGATATGTGTTTATAGTAAATTCAGTTTCATCAGCGTTTGAATGAAACGTGTCTACTGGAGTAGGATTGCCTTTCATGGCAGGTGATACCCTGAGTCATTACCTTCTACTATCCTATTCATACGCTCTTTCGTGGTTAGATTCTTTACTGGCTTCTCAGGTTTTTTACTATCAAATTTTTCCATTTCCTTCACAGCCTTTTTGAGTTCTGCTTTAGTAACCATATTTATCCCCTAGAAAAACCATTTTCACCGGATGCTTTGACTGCCGCTGAAATCATTCCATCTATAGTGCTATAATTTTTTCCACCCTTTGGTTCCTTCACAACCTTGATTTTCCCCTCCGCATAAGGTGGAGGATTCGCATCTGGGCCATCAGCAGTTGCACTACCCTTATTGGGTGGTTGTCCTATTTTTGCCATCTTATTTCTCCTATAAGGCAAAGCCCCCCGAAGGGGGCTATACCAATACTAACTTACTTTACACCTCTCATCTGACCGTTTCCGTGCCCATTCTTGGCGCGTAAACCATATTCAGCAAGCAAGAGTTGCTTCATATTGTCGCCAGATTTGGCAAGAGTTTCTGTACGGAAAGGACGCAAATAATCAAGAGACCACAGATCGTAGTCAAAGAAATATAAGGTTTCCGCAAGTGAGAAACGATTGGGAACGACCTTGAACGTGCCAAAGTCTGTTACCAGAACATCGACCGCATTCACAGCAGTTATAGCACCGTCCTTAGAACCAGCATCTTTGTACGGTGTGGCAACCACAGAGCCACCAACAGCAGACGAACTTATCGTCTGTTTAGTCGCGGCATCACACATAATGACATCAGGTGTTCCACCCAAATCCCAGATACGGGATACTGTTGCGTTGATACCAGCAAGCGTAATCGCTAGGGTTGCACCAGCAGCAGCACTTGGAGCAGTCGTACCATCCGGGCCGACAGAGCCAGCACCAAGATTAGCTAGACCCGTTAATCTTGCCGCACCAGAACCATCATTACTTGCATCTATAACGGTTGAAGTACTCGTAACAGGTGTACCCATCCACGTACCTACAGAAGCGGTTTTCCGTGCAGTACCAGAAGCGCCGATAGTTTTTATCGTATCATCTAAAAGCATCTTCTCCATATCGCGCTTCATTTCTTTAGCACGTTTGGCAAGCTGGTAAGCCTGAGTTGATTTTCGACCAGCAAAATCAACAGCTTCGGCGGTTCCTGAACTTGTAACCTGAGTGGCTGAGATTTGACTGAAATTTGTCAAACGTCTTGGCTCTGTCGCAGCAGTGGCGGTGTAGTCGTTACCTTCTTCCTGACGGTTATTTCCAGCGGCACTCAATTCGTCTGTTTGCCATTCAAAGGTCGTGTTGTCACACGAACCTCTCCCTACACTGTTAATAAACGGTGTATCCATTGGGCTTATGTTGTAGATTATATTACTTAAATCTTCACGGATTCCTATAGCCCCATAGGTTTCCCTAGTATTTGCAGGAGCTGCCATAGCATTTCCTCCTTAGTTAAATGTCTATAAAATCCTCCAAGAGCGCAGACGCATCGTCAAGATGTCCTGTGCCTCGAAGACGCTTCATTTGTGCAGTACGTTTTGATTTGACGCTATCAGAAGTAGACTTGCCTTTTCCCGCTCTAATAACTTTTGGTTTATTTTTTATTTTCTTTGACTTTACATCCGCATTTTGCATTTGGTCGTATTTCAAAGCCTTCAATAAAACAATAACAGAACGATGATCTACGAGAGAAGCAAGTTCTTCTCCGCTAAATCCTTGTTCAATACCATAAGATTTTATATCAGAAGCAAGTTTTTTCTGTGCCTCTGGGTCACCCCACTCAGGCATAGATTCTACTAATTTCTTATGCTCTTCTCTAACTACAGTTTTTTTGAGAGTTTCCTCTTCACTCACATGCCTCTGCCTTGCGGCTTCGTGCTGATATTGAATGGCCTGGATTTTTTCCTGAGATTCCCTAAATTCTTCTTTCTTAGTGACATACTCTATTGGATCGGATTCTTTTAAAGATGCCCAATCAACAGTAGAGAATTGTTGTAAATCTCCGGTAGCACTCTCTATAATTTGCTGTAGATTCATCATGTACTGCTGACGCTCTGACTGTATTTGAGCAACCTCAGAGTTGTATCTTTGTCCAAGTGACTCCATCTGCTTTCGCTCTTGCGACAGTTCTTGCGTCTTTCGAGTATAATCCGACTGTCGGCTGTAGCCGTTCAGAAGTTCGTCAAGGCTTACTTCCCGCTCTTCACCATTTACGGTAACAGCATAAAGTGCCCCTTCATCTTCTTCGTCGGGTTCTTTAGATTCTTCTTCAGCCTCTTCCCCTTCGGGTTCAGCTTCTTCTTCCTCCTCAGACTCCTCCTCAAATGATTCGTCTTCCTCTTCAGGTTGAGACTCTTCAACTTCGGTAGGTTGTGCTTCCTCAGTTTCGGGAGTTTCCTCTTCAGGTTCCACTAAGCTGAGTAATGCTTCTTGCGCCTCAGTAATACTTCCACCTAGCGCGGGTATCGGCTGTAAAGCCGGAAGCGGGGCTTGTTGCGTATCCGCCATTATTATTTCTCCTTCAGATATATGGGTGTTGCTCGTTTATTATCTTAGCCATGTGTCCTGTTTCTATTATAGACGTTAGATGACTACGAATTCGATCAAGCAGTCGCATCGCAAGCCAGATAGATTCTCTAGCTTCCGAATCTGTTGAACCGCTTTGTTGCCAGCGACTCATTAAATCTTCCTTCAAAACATCAAATGCTTCTTTAAATAGTTCGTCGTCTATTAATGTTTGGGCGCGACGTTCCCGTTGTCCTTGATCCATTAGGTTATTGGCTTATTCCTCAACATATGAAAACGCCTCTGACGGCGCGACTTTCGCTCCCCGGGAGTTTGGGAGGCAACGTCTAGTCGTTTTATCTCACCATCTAAAGTATCCTTTGAAATTGGTTTTTTTCCCTTTTTTAACATTAGGTGTCCCCTATAGCTACGGCTCGTCGTTGTTCTCTTTCAATACTAATTTCCTCAGCTTTTAATCTGGAATCTACCGCTAACTTCTGGTACTCCTGCTGAATCTTCTGAGCTTTAAGTTGAACTTCCGCAGCCTTGATTTTTACTTCTTCTTGTTTAACTTGAGCTTCCATTAGATTTGCTTGCTCTTCTAAATCAGGCTCTGGAGCCTCCTCAGGAAGTGTAGAAGGATCAGTTAAGAAATCATCCACATTCTGAAAACCCATAGCCTTTACAAGAGATGCCCCCAAGTTATACATATTCTGTTCTGATACGATTCTTAATCCGCCAGACATAGCCTCCCCAGCAAAAGAAAGCATCTGAGAAAGATGCATCATCTGTTGATCTTTATTTCCGCTTCCTAGAGCCACAGACACAGTGCAATCATACTTGCCACTCCAAACGTCAGGGCGTACCGGAACCCACTCATTGCGTAACCTAACCACCCTTTCTTTATCTTGATTCTTGTACAGTAATTCATATATCTTTATCATTAAATCTTTTACGCCAGTTTCTGCAAAGTTTCTAGCAATTAACTCTAACCTACTTTGGGCTGCTCCCATAACAGCGTTTACAGCAGTGGCTGTGGTGTGTGATGTCAAGGCATTCTCATCTAAACCCTGAGACATCTTAGATACACCAGCCCTAGATTCCCTTACACTATCTAAATACTCAAGCATCT